GTCCTTGCCAGGTGCTGGCGCCTTACCTGGCAGTGCAGGGGCCGCCATGACTGGAGCGTTGCTGGCAGCCTTTACCAGCTTCAGCGTCTGGTGCTGGGCGCCTGACTTATCCATCAGCGTGACCAGGACAGGGTCCGACTTGCGGTGGCTGAAGCCTGGTATCCGCATGACTCGGTCCAAGTTGGCAACGCTGGCATCTCCGCCGAACGTCACGGCGAGGCTGCGCTGTAGGATCTTAAACTTGTCGACAGGGCAGTCATTGACGAGCCAGTACAGGTGGAGCTTGTAAGGGCTCGACTGCACCACGATCGATGGTCGAGGTAGATGAGCAGAGAGGCTAGCAACTGAGTGCTCTAGTGTCTCAGGCTGATCCAGGTCGATGAACAGGGCGCGGATGCCAGTGATTGCCTTGGCGGCTCGCATATTGCCTGCGTTGACCTGCATGAAGATCCCAGCGCCTTGCTCGTTGAGCTTGGCCAGTGCGGCCTCGTGCTTCTCGAACGTGCCGATCATGACCCGGGCCAGTGGATCGCGGGGTTGCTTCTTGCGAATTTCTTTATTGTCGGTGAACGTCTGAAAGACGAATGGACCTTCACCGAGCGCCGTCAGAAACTGCCGGGCTTGCATCAAATCAATCATATTCGATACTCACTACAGGGGCGCTATTTCGCGGGGATATTCAGCCTGTCCATAGACTCAGTGAGCAGCTGATCGATGATGTTGCTTCTGTTCTTCTTGGGGTTCTTGGCCTTGACCGCGTCCACCAGTCGGTCGAGTCGGTCAGATGTGCTGGTCTTGATGGTGATGCTCAGCGCAACACAGGCGTCGGCTTGAGTGCCGGCCAGGTCTTCGAGTGACGATGTTGTAGCCATCGGATCTATCCTAGTTGTGAATGGTATAGATCCTAATATAATTCGTGAGATTAGTGCTGTCAACACGCAGGCATAAAAAAGCCCGCGAAGGAGGGCGGGCTAAATACTTCAAGTCTTTAAACCGAAGGCTTGCAGGTTTATGAGCTTCGCCAACCAACTTCGAGAGGGCCGTCACCCTGGTTAGCGATGGAGTCGTAGTTACCTGGCATGTCATCATTGCTGCGCATTGAGGGCGTGCTCGCCAAAATTACAGCTGCTTCCAGCTGCGGCACTGTTCGGGTGTCGATCACTGCGGGTACTTCCGCAATCATGGTTACCGGCTGGGCCTGATCCACTTCGAACTGAAAGAACAGAGCCGGTTGCGCCATCAAAAGATTGGAGTCGGCCTGTGTGATCATCGGAGCAGTCAGAGCAGCGGCAATGGCAAGAGCGATAAAACCTTTGCGCATTGTGACTCCTCTCGTTGGTTGAACTCGTTCAAAAGAGCTTTAACCTTAGCCGACCCAGTCGGTCAGATCAAGCTAGACTCGACCACGATCCACACGTATAAGGTGGAATTCATCGCCAGCTTCCAAGCTGACTTGGATACTCTCGCCTTGTCCGATGACCATCACCCCGTTTTCGGACGCCGTAATAGTACCGTCTGTGTCAGTGGAAAATGCCGACTCTTCAGGCATCTTGCTCTGGATCAGGATCGGGCCTGTGGATACGACGGCCTTGAACTTGTACGTGCCGGGCGGGTACTCCAGCGGGTCGAGATCGGCTAATTTAGTCGCCATCTATTTATCCTCTATGTTGATCATGTCAGGTTCGCCATGAAGCTGTCACTCTTGGCTTCATTTACTATCTTCAGAGATTCTACCGCTTGGAATGATGGGTTTATTTCTATAGTGGTTAGCAGAGTTGACCAGTCAGTTGGCGCATCTCCAGTGGCAATAGTGACTTTTGAGAGTGCGTCTACCCACATACTAATCCCATCAGTTCCAGCGCGCACCCTTACATTTAATTGCTGACCAAAAACATAATTCAGGGCTGCTGCGGATGTAGACACAATCACTTCCGTCCCTGCTGCTATCCGTTTCTTTAGGTGTATCTGATCATTTGTCTGATCGTATGTGGCCCGCAAATAATTGTTTGATGTGCCGTCACTGAAGTCGAATATAAGCGCATCACTGCCTTTGTCGTCAGTGGCGTCAAACTGAACAGTAGGCTTTACTTGAGCACTGATGCCGTTAGCCGGGAAGGGCCGGGCTCGCGTTTGTGATGTAGCGGCTCTGATTACAGTGCTGCCTGCGGTTGAGATATAACTGGTTGCGAAATCATTATCCTCTGGCTGTAGCCCCCAGATAAACACAGTAGTGGTTGAAGCGTTGTTCCAGTCCGGTCTTAGGTCTACATTCCTGCTCCCACCACCAGCTGTTGGCGTTACTGTTAGCTCAACCCTCCAAATACCTGTTGAACCAAGCTGCTCTATCTTTGTTGTCGCCGTGCCTAGCGTAGAGGTTTGCGCGGTGCCCTCGGTCGGCACATTTGCAATCCAGTCGAATTGCTGCGTGTAGTGCGTGACATTGGTTGTGTCGTTAACGCGAAACAGAAATTTGTCACTGGTGCCCTCGCTGACAAAGAGGCTCACCGTAAACGGGACGGCTGCAGAGAATGTGCCGCCTATTACTTTGGCTAGATTGGGGAACGCTGATATTCCATCGCCTTGCATACTATAGGCGGTCGTTGTTCCATCTGGAGCTGTGGCGGCTGCTGGAGTTACTGACATGCCAACAGCTGTATAACTGGCATCATCGAACAATTCAGAGAACGTGGCTAGGTTCTCAGCCGTATCCTCAAGCAATACGCCATCGCCTGATGCGAATGCTGGATTGTTGGCTGTAGAAGTAACCAAAACACCAGAGCTATTTATCCCAGTCTGATCTCCGGCGCGGGTGAATGTGAAGTCTGCAACCGACGTTAGAAACACCCACTGATTCAAAAGCACTTGCTGAACGAACGATCCGATCTGAATAGACCGGCGGAAGGATGAGTGTACTATGCTGCGGAAGATGCTTGTCATGCGGCTCGGCCACTAAGTTACCTTAATGGCCGAGTATAGCTGACCTACTAAGGGAAGGCTATCGGTGTAAATCCTTGGCGATGGCTGCCAGAACTGGCTTGAGCCGGGCGTCCAGCATCCGCTCCAAGTCAGTCAGCAGGTCGAGCTTAAGTTCAAGGTCCTCAACCGGTGGGCGCCCGGCCAGCTGCTGCTCCAGGTCCTTCAGTGCGCCGTCGATGTCAGTCCGGCAGAACGTAGCCTCGACTGCTTTTAGCTCTTGGGCTGTAGGCCTGCTGACGTACTCTTCAGCATTAGCCGGAGCATCGTAGTGATCGCAGCCAGGTCGTACGCAGTGCCCCTGCGGCTCCCCGTGCTCGCAGTACGCGACAGCAGGTGCCGGGTCAATCGCTTTAATCGCAGCATCGGAGTTGTCGGTGCGTGCTGGGATCTTAGTTGCCTTCTTGTCAGCCTTGTGCTGCGCTGGCAATCGCATCGGCGTAGCTTCCATCTTAGACACTCCTTTGATTGGGTCGGGAGCCTTGGCGCCACCGGCGTTGGCCTCGTCGATCAACTTCTGATTGTATTCTGGTGGGGCTGTGCGGAGTTGGTATCCGCCTGAACTCAGTGTGATCGCGCCTCGTTTCTTGAGGACGTGAAGCGCGTTGTCCAAATGTCCATCGGTCCAGTCGTCAGGAGCTATCCGCTTAATGGTTCCTCGGGATATCCTGTCCGGGTATGCCTCTCCTAGCAAGTTGACAATGTAGTTGCGGCGATCCACGCCTGTAAGGTCCTCTGACATTACTCAATCCTCAAAATGGGCATGGCTCGTCGGCGTCCATGCGTGTGATGTTCGGGCTGTGCTTCGACGCCTTGATAGAGGACTGCAGTTTCCAGTCATCATAGTGGCGGCAGCCGAAACTGTCGTACCTGTGCAGTTTTTCAGGCGGCCAGGGTATCCGCGCGTCATGCATGCAGGCGTCGTAGCAGAGCGGTGCCCTGTCCTTCTCGCCTTTACGCAGCCTGTACTCGTCGACATACATCTTGCCGTCGCACCCAGCCATGTTGCACGTGGGCCATCGGACGTAGTGCTCGGGGCGTTTGCTCAGGTTGCGACGGGTCTGGCAGTTGCGCTTGTTGCAACGGGCTGGGACCTTCATGCGAACAAGTCCCGCTGCTGGAACGGGTGGTTATCCCACCACTTGTTGGACTTGGACAGGTTGACCTTAGCCGGGAGCACCTGCAAGTTCCAAGGTACATGGAGCCCACAGACCAGCTCGTTCTTCAGTGGGACCTGGTGGTCGACGTGATCGTCAGGCCCGACTGACTCGTAGATTGCAGCCATCTCGGCGAGCTGCCCCTCGTCAAGCCATGGAGGGGTGGCCCAGTAGAGCTTCGTCCAGTACGTGTAACTGATCCGCAGGTTATATTTGGCGTACTCGATGACGCGTCCGTGTCTCAGCCAGTGCGGCGGCGCAGGGCGTGTAAATTTATCAGGGCAGAGGTCGTGTCGGTATGCCAGTCTGAATCTGTCAGCCATCACTTAGTCCTATAAAGTATCTTATAGATCCTACTATAGCGTGATGGTCTTAGATGTCAACTCGAGATTACTACTCCAGCACGTCAATGAACGCCCGGTTGGAGATGAACTCTTTAGGTGTGACGTCCTTGTATATGCCGAAGAACTGCCACTTACCCTTGATGTCGATCTCACCAGCAGCAGTGGTGTACTGGAAGTACTCGTTGGCCACGAGCGGTGGGGTGGTGGTTGCGTCGGACACGGCCGGAGCTGTGACGGCGGTTGATGTGAACGCAGTGGTCCCATCAGGGCGGATGCCTACGACGCTGAGCGGTGGGGCCCCATCAGCTCCGGACAGATCGAACCCCGTCACCAGATTGATCTTCTTGCCGACCTCGCCTACGTGCAGTACTGACATTATTGTATCCTCGCTTCTAATATGAACTCGCTATCGTCGATCGTCGACTTCAGCGTCATGACCTCACCGATGAGCGACGCTGCGGTTGTGTCGGATGGGTCGATCGTCGCCTGCGCCGTGAGCACCGGGGTGATCGTGCTCTGCAGCACTGCGTCTCCCGGGTCGATCAACGACAGCAGCGTACACTCGGCGTCTGCCGTGAGCAGGTTACCTACTGCAGGCCAATACCGCTTGGCCCAGTACCGCGGGGAGAAGTATCTGGATGCAAACATCAGCCAGCCGCGTCCTTGGTAACTATCGTCCGGTTACCGTCAGCGTCCACCGTCGCAGTCAGCCTGGTCCTGCTACCATCCGCAGCCTTGATCGTGATCGAGTTGGTTGCGGCGCCGGCCAATATACCTACATCGGCAGCCAGCATGAGTTTGAGTGCCTCCTCCAGCGTGAACCCATCTACATCACCACCAGCAAACATCGCTGCCGCAGTCTCATCAATCGCGGAGAGTGACGTGGGTAGCATGACGTACGCCGATGTTGAGTCTGGGTTGGTGCCCCACGCCACGCTCAATGTCGCTATTTTGGTCGTGCCGTCGTAGTCGGTCACCAGCCGGGCCTGGTCGTCGCCGGTGCCTGACCTGATGAGTATAGTCTGCCCATTATAGGCGTCGTCTATTGCGGAGGCCAAGGTGTTCAGAGTGATCGTAGTTGCAGTGCTGGCCTGGACTAGCCCCTCGTTGACGTGCTCCCGGCCCGGGTCAGCGACGATATTGAACACGCTGGTCGCGTCAGGGTTGACCTTCCAGTTCCGATCTACTGTGGCAGTCTTGGTTGTGCCGTCATACTGCAGTACCAGCCTGGCCTGGCCGGCGCCGGTGCCTGACATAATAGCTATGACCGCTGGGTCATAGGCCCCATCAGTCGCTGAGGCTGCCGCGTCGAGCTGGATCTGATTGTTGCCGGTGCCTGAACCTTGGGCTGTGTTGTTGCGGATGACTCCAGCTGCACGAGAGATCTGATCCTGGTCATAGCGAGCCGTCTCCGTCAGCACTACCGCTCCGCCTGAGTTGTCGGTCTTGTCGAAGTGACCCGAGACACGCATGGTGCCACCCGTGCAGTTAGCGTTCAGGACGTACTGGCCATGACCTTCGAGGCTGACTGTATCTGTGCCTAGCTGACCCATGTTTTTGAATTCGATACCACCTGCGTAGCCTCGGAAGTTGACGTTCTGGTTGGCGTTAGCCGCTCCAAAATCAAAGCTCGGCGTAGCTGACCCGGCAACTAAAGAGTGGCACCGAATGAAGTGGTAGTCACCTACAGCGCTGGCGATGAAGTCACCGCTCAGGCAGCACGCCAATAGCTCAACGGGAGGGAGAGTGACGTCGCCCATCAGGCATGATTGGAACCGTGGCAAGGTGCCTCCGTTGGCGCCGACGCCAGTGACTGAGTTGGCTCCTTGGACGAAGATTCCATTGATGTCTTGGCCGCCCAACGCAAGGCTCCAGTTGTCTCCGACGAGTGCATAATTGTCAGACACTCCTGTCAGAGCGATCGCTGATCCGTTAACGAACCTGAACCGAGTCAGACCGACCAAGCCTGAGAGTGTCAACGCGTCTGCCCAAGTCAGGACAGCGTTGTCAGCTACACCGTTGACGAACGGCACTGTGCCTGCGGTACCGTTGCCCGTATCGACCCAGATCGCACCGTCTGCATACCCGACCGACTGCGATACAACGGCATATGATGTGATGATCCGGTCGATCAAGAGGGTGGCAGTCGTCAGGCCGGTCTCCTCGAACCGAATCCGAACCTTGCCGAGGTTGGCCCCGGTCCCGGTGTGGCGGATCAGGAGGTCCGGAGATAGGACTGAGTCAATTGAGCCGTTGGTCCCTGCGAGGAAGTCGATCTGATCCCACGTGGCGCCGTCCCAGTCGAAGGCGTACACAGTGATGGAGTCATTGGCACCATTGATCCTCAGGTCGATCTGCGCGCTTGACGCGGTGCCGTTGCCGGTCACGTCGAATTGATAATAAAGATCGATCACACCCGCAGTATCTGTGTGTTCGTGATGGACGTCATCTACTGTGGCAGTATCTGCGAACGTGCCGCTGGACTGGACGCCGGTAGTCAGGACGTAGGACTCGGCCTGGATGCTGATGGATGACGATCCTACCGAAATCCCTCCGACCTGCGCCTGCGTAGACGGGAATGTATCGCCGGTGATGCCTGTGGTGTCGTACTGCAGCTCCAGGTTGTCAGCTGCCGTGGTGTCACCGCTGATCGATACGACGTCGGCTGACGCGACAGCGGAGTCCAGATCGAACGCGTGCTGTGCTGAGGCGTTGCCGTAGGTCTCGATCGCAACTGACAGGTCGATCCAGGCTTTTGGTCCGGTCTGGTCCACGAGGTAGAGCTTGACCCGGGCGGCCTGCATCTCTGTGGCGGTGAGGACGATTGAGTAGCCGGTGCCCTCGTCGGTGGGGAGGTTGGTGGTATTCACCTCCGCCCCTTCGTCCTTCATGATGACAACATCACCGGCTGCGAATGGTGCAGCCGGCTCAAAGTCATCTCCGCCGGGCTGGAATAAGGTGAACAAGATGGTTGCGGATTCACCGTATTTCCGTAGCTCGGACATGCTCGACACCTGTAATTGAATATCAATTACTCTATCTTAGCCGATGCCGATGTGATAAGGAATGGTTACGTAACCTCCTAGACTTCACCGCAGCCAATCCTGGCACATAGTGCCTTGTGTTTTGCCATGGCCACGTCGGCAGGCACACGATAAGGCTCAAACATACCCTTGGTCACGATCGTCCGCAGGGCATAGGCTTTACGGATGAAGTCAGCTATGTGAGCTTCCGTCAGGGTCTTTGCAGCTTCCGTGGCAGCCCAGACTGGTACGTACGGTAAAATCTTGAGCTCACTCATATCACCTCCTTGCAGTGTTTGATCATCTGCTGGCCGTACCACATGGCCTTCCTGATCGACTCCAGGCCGCCCTTGAACCGCTCCCGCCATTCGTACTTGATCATGTTGCCTTTGCAGTAGCCTCGGAACTCCTCCTCGGTCAGCGCTGCACGTATGGCGTCAATGCACTCAATCTCACCGGCATTATAGTGCGGAGGCTCGTTGACCATGTCTGCCTTGGGGGTCAGGACGATGCGGTCAGACAGTGGCTTCTCACGAATCTGCTGCCTAACGTCCTGGATCGCCAGAATATGAGGCAGTTCTTCGATATTGAACAGGTCCTTCCGACATCCAGGTAGAGGCTCGTCTCGGAGGTAGAAAACTAAGGAGACGACGCCAGGCCCGGAGTGGTGCAGTGTGAAGTATTCGGCGGTTGGTGGTACCCATGGCTTACTCATATCACCACCACCTCGAACTTCGCCTCGCCGTACCAACGACGATCACCCTGGTCGTTCTCCACTTGGTAGCTGGAGCCGCCGTTGCCGATCAATGCGACCGGATAGGTCTGGCCTTCGGTCAGCTGGTCTTCGAACCCTGCTTCATCCACACATAATACATGCATCTTTATAGCTCCTGTGCTGCTTTGATTGTATTAAATAACGTATTCCCCATGCCTAGCAACTGCTGACTTTCGATCGGCGGGATGCGATCGTCTCTTGACAGTTGATTAGCCAAGGCTCTGCTTAGATCGCGCTTACTGACATAGATCGTCGGCGCGGCTGGCTCAACAACCCGGTGCTTGACCACCGTCGACACCGGGATCTTGAGCTGGTCGATCGCATCTCCTGCGTTCGCGTAGGCGTTGGTTGTGATCGTACCGCCGGAGTTTAGCGTCAGCTCGATCGTTGGATTATCAGTCATGACTTGATCCCCAGCAATCGCTTCATCTCGGTCTGGATCTCCTGGCGAGTGCTGTGGACCGCCCGGTCGTGGACCTCCTGCATCTGGCTGGATATCACACCCATCAGCCACTCGTGGGAGTCCTCTTCGACATTACGGACCGTGAAGCTGTAGCGGTGATCCGCGATAGTAACCTCAAGCACTGGGTTGCTCTCGTCGTAGCGAGTGATCCGCGCCTCAGGCGTCTCGGCACAGATCGGCTCGAACTTGATGTGGTCTGGGAGCTCCCACGGCTCACTGCTGAGGTCGGCTGCGATCGCACGGTTGAGGTGTTCGAGCTGGTGCCGCACTCGGCCAAGGCTGTCAACCTCGTCGCGACAATACAGATGCCGAGTCATGGCCTCAGCGGCAGTCACCGACGCGCTCCGGAGCCGCTCGTAGCCCCCGGACAGCCGGGTCTGGCGTAGCTTGACCTCTCGCAGCACTTCAGTGAGTAGCTGTTCCCCAAGGAATGACTCCTGGACCTGCTTGACGGTGATCGGCGAGCTGATAACTCCAGTCTCCATGCCGAGCTCGTTGATGGCGCTGTACATTAATGGGCTCATGATCTTCTCCTATGATTTGTACGATAGATTATAGCATGGCTGAGCGGTTATCAAGCGCCAACTCACCCGCATCTCGAAAAAATCCCTTGAGCTCGTGGTACTTCCACAAATACACGCGGCTGCGGTCGATAAGCTCCTTCATGCCGGTCGGGTCGTAGGGCCTGGCGAAGAGCTCGAAGGCCAGCTTCTCCAGGCCGCACTGCAGACTGAACGGGTCCTGGAGCGCCACGCACACCGAGTACGCCGGTACCAGGGTCTTGGTGTAGTACCTCATATCTGTGGGTCCGAACATCATCTCAAACACGCCGGACCATGTGTGCTCGGCGTCTAAGGTGCGCGGCCAGAACTTCTCGATCGTCTCGTTGGTGACCTCAACGCGTTGGCGGCTGATGGCCCGGTGGAGTATCGACTGGATCAGGAAGACCTTGACCACGCGGTACTCCTCACACGCCGGGCCCAGATGGATCTTGTAGCGAGCCTTGCGACCTTTGACGCCCTGCCTCTCCTTGACCGTCTTAAAGTCGTGGACCCTGGCCAGCAGTGCGTGGTCCGGGGTGGGGATCTGCACCGAGCGAGCGACGTCTCGCCACAGTAGCTGCGTCGGTCGGTCGTCTGGCAGCACGCAGAGCGTAGTATTAGTTATGATGGCAGCATCCTCGATTTCGTTTGTTCCAGTCCGCTCGTCCACGACCTCGGCCCTTGCCGCCACGTTGGCTGTAGTCGGGCAGTTCGGCCTCAGGCTCTGGGATCTCCTCACGTGCACGAATCTCCAGCGCCTCCCCGGTTCTGAGCTCTTGCAGCTCCGCTAGAGAGTCCACCACGATCACCTCAGCGTCGAGTTCTTGCATTATCGTAGCTGCCATGCTCCGTGCAGTGGCCGAGGTGAGCACGATCAGGCCTCTAGGCTCTTCAGGTTCAGAATCCATACGTAGCTCCTAGGCCTTGAGGCGGTGCTGCAGCGCGTCGCTTCAGTTCGGCCATCAACGATGGGTGGACGAACAGGCCTCTCGGCGTCTGCAAGATGCATGGCTTCTTCTCAAAGCCCCAGCGCTTTATCCACTTCTTCTGCACTCGGGCATAGTAGCGAGTGCCTGACATCCAGCGCTTGGGCTCTAGCGTGCGGGTCGGCCCTACGGTCTCCAACGCGTTCATATCCTCAAAGACTCGGAGTCCGGCGAAAGGATTGAATTGGTTCGGATACACGGTGATCTCCTAGACCAGCAGGTCGCGTAGTGTGACGTTGAGGCTCTCACCTACTCGGGTCGCCACGGTCGCCCAGCCATCGGACTGCGCTGGTGGCTGCTCGTGCACGGCGTTGACGATCTGGGCGACCGTGGTATCCAAGCTGGTGACGCAGTAGCCGCCACTGGGGCCGCGCGTGCTGGTCACCAGGTTCTCTTTGCGGAGGTCTGCGAAGATCTGCTCCAGGTAGGAGACCGAGGCGTGCTGACGTGCTGAGAGCTCTGAAAGCGAGGTGGGGGTGGGGGTGCCGTGGATGGCACCGAGGTGCGCCAGGTTGATCATGGCGATCACTGCGTGCTTTGACTTGAGTCCTATTAACATTCTAATTCTCCTTAGGATTATAGGTGCTTAAAGTATAGCACTATAATCCTAAGGGTCAATGAGGTTTAAAGTAATCGGTCAGATCCGTGATTTACATGGTAGCCGTGTTTAATTTCAGCTTCCTTTCTTGCTGTGATGGCGTCGTCAATACTGACGAAATAGCCGATGTGCTTCAACTTTCCGTCAATGCATATTCGCGCGACCCATTTCTTGGTGAGCTTATTCAAGTGGACTCCGCAAGTACCTGAGGTGTTATCTGAGTGGAGCCTTTGGTTCCTCATATTCTCCGAGGCTGTTGCAGTCCTGATGTTGCTGAGCCTGTTGTCGACCCCATCGCCATTGATGTGATCGGTTTGGTCCTCAGGGAATTGGCCATACGTGTAGAGCCAAGCGAGTCTATGAGCCATGTAATTCCTGCCGGCTATCATGATTCGTCGGTAGGATTTTCCGGTGCGAGTCGTGTGAGTGATGCCGGCATTGTCGCCCGCTTTAGCCCCTCCTCGGGCCACTAGCCACGTAAAGACGCCAGTATCTGGATCGTAATGGAGTAGTTCTTGGAGTCTTGCTTGGGAGAGTGTGTTCATGAGACCTCACCATTGGTCTGCACCGTTTGAAGATTTGCGCCACGCTGATCGGTGTATCAGCTATTCCCCCGCTAAAGGTAGGCGCCACTCGATAGTAGCGCTGCACCTTCATGCGGTCAACGTCATTTCTCCTTCGGCCGCTCCACCACAGTCGCCTTGACGAGCGTCCAGGTAGCTTTGCCCCGGTATGCCTTGCCGTAGATCGTCTGGGTGGATAGTTTGTTGGTGCCACGAGCGCCCAGCGCCGCTATGTGCAGCGACGCCTCGCTGGCCCTGACACCCTCCTTGACCTGGTAGATCACCCACGTCCCCACCGGTGCGTTAGCTAGCACGCGCATCGGGACGGCACCCATGATGAACTTGGTCTCGTAGTTCGCCAAGTGCGGCCACTGGGAACCTGAGCCCGGCACCGCCACATCATCCAGCAACGCGTCTATACGGTCTGCGTCTGTGGTCATTTTAGTCAGGCCTCCAGTTCACTGCGTCCGGCATCGACCGTAGGTCCGTCTGCTGTCAGCAGTGGCAATAAGTCCACCAGCTGCCGACCAGGGTGGTTGGATCTCGCCGCTACGGCCATGGAGCTGACCGCCAGTAGCTGTCGGGCAGTTAGGAGGACCATAGGGGTAGGTTTGTCCACTTCAGCTCGTAGGAGGGCTGTCATGAGGTTCTGGCAATCGCGCATATTCGCGCGTCGGGCCCGGTAGTCGTCCGGGTCAGTGCGGTAGAACCCCTGCAGCTTGGAGCGCGACAGCGGTAAGCACGCGCGTTTGTGTAGCTCTAGGATGAGTTTGTCCCGGTCGGTGCCGGGCTGGTTGCTTCGGACCACCTTGGCGATGGCCTTATAAATTTCGTTTGTATCCATGATTTAATCTCCAGTAGTTGGCACCCAAAAGCCCGCAATTAAGCGGGCTGGCGGGCATTACCCCTGCGGTTGCATAATTAATCCCTCGGTTGAGTTATAGCGTTTTATGTAATTTGGTGGGGCTTCCCGTTTACTTTGGCGGCCTCATAGGATGTCATCGTCATCCTGGCTGGCCATGCTGAGCGCTGCGAACCTGCCGAAAGCCAGGCTAGCAGCAATCGACACGCAGCATAGTGTTAGTATGCTCAGCGCGACTCGCCAGCCATAATCATGCGTCCCGAAAAACAGCTCAAGGGCAGCCAGTACCCCAATTAAAATTATCCACTTCATGGTTTTAACTCCGTTAGTTTTGGGTTGGATTCTTTGGAAGTCGCCCCGGCACTCGATACTAAACAACGTTGTCCAGACGTTGACAGTAAACCGAGGCGACTTACAAAGGCCACTCGTTAGAATGGCCAGGCGGGTACCTATTCGCCTATATAGGCGTATATCTCGCCATTAGCCCCTTCGAACAACTGTCCGCCTGTCGTACCCTCCTCGCTTAACTGTTCGTATTCCTTCCAGTCCCAACTATCACTTTCTGCTATGCCTTGATAGTCGCGCATATCACCCGCTATAAACTGAATCAATAGAGCATTCAATTCGGTATCAGACCAGCCCGCTATTTCATCATCAGACCACGCGCCAAACGTGGCGAAGTAATCGCGCGTGGTTTGCCTTTGCTCCTCGCTGGTCAGTAGCTGGTATTCCTCGCTATCGTCAACGGCAGCGCGCCACGTATCAGGACCGGCATTACTCCCAATCTCCGCCACGCTTGCCGAGTAATCCATAGGAGCGGCATTGTTGAAAAACTCAGTGATTTTAATTTCCATGGTCAGCACTCCTGAATTGTTACAACGGTTTTGACGCCGGCGATATTGACCCAATGCGTGGCCGCGTTGCTCCAGCAGACGGCGTAAACACGACGCCAGCGGTTGAGATGCTTGATCATGTAGGGCGTCGGTAGCTTCGATCCGTAGCCCGTGCGGCTGTAGTTCAGCGGTGTGTCGGTTGTTTTGATTTCTGCCGACTCGGTTAGATACGGGCCGCCCCATTTGCCATGCTGGATGAAGGCTTGTAGGTTTCGCATAGTTTTAACTCCGTTAGTTATTGAGCTTGTAGCGCTCCGGGGCTGCACCCTGGTACTCAAGGTGCAGCCGGTAGGCTACCGGGCCGTAGCGTTAGCGGACGGCTCTGGTGCGTTGCAAGGGGCTAGCGGTAGGCGTTCAGCGTGCGCATTCCAATCTGTTCGATTTTTTGCTGGCACGCTTCACAGGTAGGCGTCTCCGAGTGAGTTAGTCTATACCCTGGCTCACCGTTGCCACAGATGGCGGCCTCGCTGAAGTCTCCGGTTGACTGCTTCAAACGGCGCTGTTGTTTTTGGTTGGCGATATAGTGCGTAATCATGGACTCCACTCCTAGTAGGTTAGGCCGAGCGATTCAACCGCCGCCTTGAATTCGATCATCAACGCCGACAGCCGGGCCGTTAGTGCGGACTCTGTGAAGTCGGATAGCTCTGCGTCTGGCCACACTGCGCAACTCCGGGCCCCTTCAAGGTTTGACTCACCGCCAAGGCTCCATGCGGTGGCTACTTTCTCAATTTCAAACGGTGTGGTCTGCAGCGCTTCCAATAGCTCGAATGCTTCGCGCTCGCTGTCAAACGGGCACTCATGCCAGAGCTCCGCAGGATAGCCAAATACTGTATATTTTGGCTTGAACGTCTCCGGGTCGCTGGCATGCGCTATCGGATAGACTTCAAGGTTGAAAGTCTCCATTGTCTCAACCCATTCGCGCAGCTTCTTGGTTAGGGGGTACCGAATTGGGAACCCTTCAAACTTCAGAAAGTATTCAAACCGAGACGGCTCGCCAGCGCGTCGACCGTGGCAGTCTGTGTCCCGTGCATGGTACAGAGAATTAGCCAGATAGTGCATAGGGCCGTCAGTGCTCGTTAGGTGCCATTTGATGAGCGGGGCCAACTCTGGGGCGTGCTCCGCTATGATGTCGTGAATGCATCCACCAGTTAGGTACGCCCAATCACTACGACGGCCCGCTTTGTACACGCTGCCGGTGATAGCGAACGAATTATGCCCGTTTCCACAGCAGTCATCATGGCGCACTTCAATCACTAAATCACAGGGTTCTCCGTCAAATGTGATCTGTGTGGTGGTGGTCTGCTTCTGGTTTTTAACTAGCGTCGAAATTGGCAGCGCGTTATTTAAAGTTTTCATGATTTGAACTCCAGTAGTTATACTTTTGCGCCCGCGGCGCTGGTTTTGGATTGTATCCCGTGCCTAGCCACTCGTTAGAATGGCCAGGCGGCATACTCAAAAGGTTAGCGGTTGGGCCGGCTGCGCTGCGGTGACGTGCGACGCTGTTGCCAGGCCCTGGTGATGCTTAGCGGATACTTCAGCGACTCCAGACACCAGCTCAACCGGATCGAAGCCGGTTAAAATCAGGGCTGTGAAAAGTGCGGCTGCTTTGAGGTAGTTGATCATGGTGTCGACTCCGTTAGTCGTTTGTGTGTGTGTTTAGTAGACAAATCCAGCGACGCGCATGCTAGCCACGTTGCACATAATTGCGTGGTGTTTGGCGGTGTCAACCAGGTCAACTAGTTTAGCGTAGGCCTTGAACGCTGGCAGCTCCTCTGCAGCCCATGGGCCGAACGCCTTGGAGTCTGCGTCCAGTTGAACCATGCCGCCTTGATAGTTGAGTGTATCGGCTGCAATCTTGATGTGTTGGAGGGTAGTTGTATTTTTCATGGTGTTGACTCCGTTAGTCGTTTGTTGATGTGATGAAGCTTAAACCCACAGGACTACGATGGCAAATAAAAGTTTCTTATGGTTAATTGGATCACCATAAGGGTTCTGGAGGTGCGGGGATTTGGCGCTCCACCTCCGCTGCTTTTCGAGCCTTGACCGCGTCGCCATGGTCAACGAATACGCCTAGGTACTTGAGTTTGCCCTTTATTACGATCCCGGCCAGCCACTTGTTATCGCGCGGACTCCAGCGGACTCCCGGGCATTTAACGACATCAGGCGGCTGTCTAGTGACTCGCCTAGGTTGCAAGCGTAGGTTTTCAATGCGGTTATCTAGCAGGCTATCCGGGGCTATGTGAAACACAGCACCTTTTGGGAGCTCGCCATAGACGTAGAGCCATGCCAGCCGGTGCGCTTCGTACATCTGACCGTTCAACACTATCTGGAGCCGGCCGGTCGAGGCGCAGCCGGCCCGGTCGCCTGCTTTGACAGGCCCTCGATCCAAGCGCCAGAAGAACTCACCTGTATCGCGGCGGTACCACAGTACGTCCTGGAGTTGTTGTTGCGTAAGTTCCTGCTTTGACATGACCATTGCTCCGAGGTCTGCGCTCTTGAGATGTTGCGCCGGCTGATGAGCTGTCAGCTTTTCGGGTTCGATGCCCTAGGCGCACGCTAATTATATGCTTGCAGTTGCAGGAAGTCATATTCAGTTTGGTGATGTTTAGGTTTTTGCTATTCATTTTCGTGATAGTCCTCGTAAGTGGTTGATTCATATGGAGATTCTTCGATTTTAGACAGTAATTTTAGACAGCGGTTTTTTGTCTAATTTTTGTGACTAGGCTGGAGGCCCCATGGTTGCTGCGTCTGCGCTCCATTTTAGTTACTAGTCTCTCTTTTATTATTATTGATAGATATATATATAAAGTAATAGAAAGAAAGGAGAGGACTAGTGTGGAGCGCAGGGAGTAACGGAACCGGCGCTTTTTGTGTCTTTGTGTCTAAACTCGTTGGAGGGCACGTGGGACTAAGGCCGTAGCCGATTCAGTCAGTGTCTAATTGGTGTCTAATTTTAGGGGTTTTCGATTCGGCGAAATGGGCGCTTTCAAAGGTCGGAAAGCTACTTGCTGAAGTTGGAAAGCTACTTGCTAAGATTATGTTAGTAAGTTACTTGCTAAGGCTACTAAGGGGCTGCTTGCTAAGGTTAGAAAGCACCTCAAAAATCGCGATTTTTCGAGCGCCTATTTAGCTGTTTTGTATACAATGTGCTGCGGGTTCGGTGTGCATATTCTTGTCTTTTGGTGTGCAGCGCCGACACAATCGGTATGGTGTGCATCTTAAAGCCTCGGAACATGCACCGTATTCATGGTGACCGCTCGGCCTTCAGCTATCTAAGCCACGCCGATCCACCTGGCCCACCACCTCAACCGGTGCCAGCCTCCTACATTTGGGGGCACATATGGGGGCATCTCGCCGCCAGGTCCTACCACCTACCTTATACATCAATGACTTAGTTGCACTATTCGGTAGATGGTAGAGCACACGAACCGGGGTCGGCGGCTACTCGGCGGCTACTCGGTGCACCCCTAGGAAAAAGCGAAAGTACCGTTAAGGAAAAAGTTTTCCGGGTTTCGGATTTCAGATTCTGATTCCAGGTTCGGGGGGTTTAGGCATTATATCTACATACCGGGACCGCTTGTGCAACGACCCAAAAATTTGAAAAACGCAATCGCGTAATATATAGTACATTTTATCCCATACTCAAAGCTCCTAAGATCACTGAACGTAGAGGCCTCAACCAGAGAATCCAAGCCATGCAAACGTACATCAACTCCAGAACAGGCGACGAAGTTAAAGCAGGTCGGATCAGATCGACCGCAAACAGGCCTGAGACCTACGAGCTAAACGTCATCCTGGAGAGTGGTGAGCCGCACATGCTACTTCTTCAAGGCCGGGAGTACTCAGTAGTTCGGGTAACTGACTTCGATAAGCACTTCACCCTAAAGTCGGCGAGGCTACCCTCCAATGATGGAGCACCCAAGATCGCAACCCTAAGCCAACCAGCGCCTGAAGTCAGCGAAGCGTTAATCGCCATGCTGTCCCAAGTCGCATACTGCGCCGATGGTATGTTCACTGCGGAGGGAGACAATAACATGGGAGACGCGGCAGATTGGAAGCGTCAACTACAGCTGGCCACTGATAAATACTACGACCACAAATTCAGCGAGGAATCCAAGCCATGACACAGCCTAAACCCTCAGCACTCACCATCGACAAGCCGTGGGAGTTCAATGTCACTCAGGTCATCACTATCCGAGACAAGCGGTACACCACGCACGATGCGATCAGGCTGGCTGAGGATCTACCGGTTCGATCAGTCCCATTAATGGATTTCAACATCAGCGGCTCCGCCCCGTGCGACAACCAGATGAGAGACTTCGTGGCGCACATGCAAGCTACGCTGGATGCCGACCTCAGCTACCCGATCATTTTGAATCAAGATGGCGCAATCATTGACGGGCGGCACCGCCTGGCCAAGGCACTGTTGGAGAAGCGGACACATATCGACGTCAAGCGGTTTGAGACAGATCCCGGGCAGATCTGGGAGTGGGACAACTAATGGCAGCGTTCAAAACAACCAGGCCTATCATTGATTACATCGACATGGACGAGCTGGGTATTGACCGGTCGCACATGCCGACGATGCAAGACTTCAATAGTCAGTGGGCCGGCCTGGATATCGCCGACAAGTCGACCGTCAAGGCCCTGCTGACCAGCACCACGTTCAAGGACTTCTTTAAGGCGACAGGCACGACCAGCCACAACGCGTCGCTGGCGATGATGACCAGGCCTGCAATGATCGCGTTTTATTTCGGGGTGGTGTGCCGGCAGGAGACTGACTCAGCCCGCGCCGTCCTCATACGCCAGATCATGGAGAAGACGTCGCTGGCGGCGATAACTCACAAGCACATCGAAGAGCTGGTGATGTCGGACAAGGGTCACCTGCAGCAGCTGGCCGACCGGCTCAGGGTCGATGGTGATGGCAAGCGTGGGATACTCAAGGAGCTCGTGGCCTACGGGATGCAGTCAAAGAAGATGGAGGCGGCCCAGCTCGACGAGCATGGTGAGGTCATCGCCCCCGCGGTCTACGGCCTGGCGGACCCCAAGGTTGCGTTCGGCGCCGTGCAGGAGTTGAATAAGATGGATCACGAGTACGGCGAGAACGACAAGGCCACCAGCTCTATCGAGTCACAGGCCGCCCGGGTCCGGCGCCTCGCCAGCCAGATGGACTCCGCAGCTAAGAAGCAAGCTGAAAAACGTGGCGGCATCGCCAAAGCAATCACCCCAAGGGATATTATGTGATGAGCGTATACAGGCTACTCGGGATCTACTACGCGACCAAGGCTGCACATAGCGTATGGTGTCAGCAGTCACCGGCGGCAACTCATTTGATTTGGCGATTTTGGATAGCAAACTAGGTAGGAGATCCAAGCAATGCGAGTAGCTACTCATCCAGTTCAAACACCGTGGTATTACTCCAAGCCGTCCGCGGTCGCCCCTCAAGTGGTGACGATGAAGGCGTACGAGGTCTACTGCCATGTCTACGGCGAGCAGGAGTCGATGGTGACGGACGGGTGCCGCGGCGGCTTCAGTGCCGGTGAGCTGATAGCGTTTCTGTACGCGAGCAGTTTCCCTAAGAGTGAATGGCGCCAACGGGTCGACGAGGCGTTCAAAGGGATGGAGAGTCTATGATGGGAATGGCGATGCCAGAGACTGTTGAAACTCCGAGACCCAAGTACCAAGGCACTGTCGTATGCAGTAACTGTCACGCCGAGTACAAGCCTACACAATGGGTGCACGGCTACTCGGATAGTGGCACTGCAGACCACTTCACCGGCGTCATGGTTACGAGCTGCGACACCTGCCCAGTGTGCAAAACTAAAGCGAATTGAGTCTATGAGCCTGCCGATCCCACCCCCGCCACCCCCGCCACCCAAAGCAGTAACGCCTCCACCACCCCCCGCCCCGCCGGCCGTGATCACCGCGCCTGAGGAGCTCGAGGGCCTGCTCGACATCCCGATGGAGGACGCACTCGTCCATGAGGGTGAGGACGACGCAGCTAAAGCACGCCGGCATCAGACGACAATCGATACGTTCGTGATCAAGTGCTTGAAAAGTTTTGAGTATTTCGCCAAGGCCTGCCTGAAGATCAAGACGAAAACTAACGGTGTGCAGCCGCTGGAGTTCAACGACGCGCAGCGGTACCTGGACTCGGTGGCATCACTGATGCTGGCTGAGCATGGGATGATCCGGATCATTATCGTAAAGGGCCGGCAGCAAGGCCTGAGCACGTGGGTTGAAGGACGTGGATATTGGAAAACGTCGCAGACGCCCGGGACCAACGCCTACATCTTGGCGCACGAGGCCGACGCCACGAAGAACTTGTTCAACATGGCCAAGAGGTACCACGACCACTGCCCGGCTGAGCTGAAGCCGATCATTAAGAAGTCGAACTCGAAAGAGCTGATCTTCAGTGAGATGGAGTCGGAGTACGCAGTCGGCACGGCGAAGACCGGGGACACCGGCCGGGGCCAGACGATACACTTCTTCCACGGATCGGAAGTTGGATACTGGGCGTCGGCCGAGGAGATCAGTGACGGCGTCATGGAGGGCGTGCCTGAAGGGGAGGGAACCGAGATCTATCTGGAGTCCACGGCCAAGGGCGTCGGCAACTATTTCCACTCGATGTGGGAGGGGGCATGCTACGCCGACGACACACCACCGGCTAACTGGAACGGGTACTGGCGTGTATTCGTGCCTTGGTTCTGGGAGCCCGGGTACCGACGCAAGCCTGCAGCTGACTTTGAGTTAAGTGATGCAGAGCAGGAGGTTGCTGACCTCTATAATCTGGACGACCAGCAGATGGCGTGGCGCCGGCATAAGATCGCAACCAAGCATGGCGGTGTGACCCAGTTCCAGCGTGAGTACCCGGCTAACCCCGCGGAGGCGTTTAACGCGGACCTTAACAACGCACTCGTGACGCCGGAGGTTGTTCTTCGGGCGATGCGGGCCGGTCGGGAGCAGGTGTTCATACCGGTCGGTCGGACGATACTCGGGGTGGACGTGGCGCGTGAAGGTGATGATGACACCACGCTAGTGCTGCGCCAGGGCCGAGTAATCTTGTGGTATCGCCGGCTGAGTAAGCTGAAGACACTCGAGGTGGCCAACGAGATAATCATGGCGCTGCGAGAGCACCACATCGACCACGTCTGCATCGATGCGACCGGGGGCTACGGCGCTGGGGTGTATGATGTGCTGGTGGGGTATGGGTTCGGGGAGCGGATAACGCCGGTAGGGTTCGCTGAGAAGGCGATCGAGCGGGACAGGTACAAGAACCGGCGCACTGAGATGTACTGGCTGCTCAAAGAGTGGCTGGAGGCCGGGGCTGCAATACCCGATCGGGATGAGTGGCTGACTGAGCTCTGCGCGATAACCTACATGCATGACCGGTCGACAGATCAGCTGCAGCTGGAGTCAAAGGCTGAGATCAAGAAGCGGATCAAGAAGTCCACAGACATCACGGATGGGGCGGCGTTGACGTTCTGCATGCCATCAACGACAATTGCAGGAGGCTCCGAGAGCAGCTTTGACCCATACAGTGAGTACGGGCACATCTAGGGGATCGACCTATGGCTAATAGACCTTTGACTAAACGCGTGTCGTTCAAGAAGCTGAACGGCCGGGCGATCGTAAACCAACTCGATGGCCGGGAGCGTGACTATCCGGCGTACAGGTTCGGCGGTCGCAACTTCTTTGAGCGCCCTGAAGTTCCGGGCCAGACGTACCGACGATACCAGGACATTGTGGAGTAATCATGCTGCCTAGCTACGCACTATCACGTAAGCGACGCCTGAACCGCGAGAAGGCTGAAGCCAAAAAGGCTAGCAGTGAGAAGGCTGCGATCGAGCTCTCGATGGTGCAGACGCCGGAAGAGGCGATCGCCGCGGTCAAGGATACCGAGATCGCAGGAATGATCGGCAACGAGATCGTCCGGCAGTACCCGGGCCACGGGTGGCAGGTTGTATCTGACATCCAGAATGGGATCGTCAAGATCTACAACGCCCACATCTCAGGACAGATCGGTTGGATCTGGAAGATGGACGAGATGAACCCGGGCACGTTCGAGCGGGACGTTCGGCGGATTGGCGGTGAGATGCTGGAGCGCAGTGGCCTGAGCCGGACGGTGTTCAGTGAGGAAGCGATCATGGAGATTCAGCGAACTATTAACGGTGAAGCGAGGATAGACCTGTCGTGACTAAGATAAATCCCGAAGATACAGACTATGTCATCGAAGGTGCCGGGGCCGGTGATGAACTGGCATCAGTGCCGAAAACTGTCGGCGGCCACGATGACCAATTCTGGATCGGGCTCGCCACGGTTAATCTCGCCACCGGTCAGAACTATCAGAACGCTGCGCTGACAAACCAGTGGGAGCGCAATGCTGATCACTTCAACAATAAGCACTATCGCCGGTCTGCTTATACCTCAAAGTTGTATGCCGGGCGTAGTCGGCTGTTTCGGCCGCTGACTCGATCGGTTGAGCGCTCAGGTGCGGCTCAGTTCGCTGCTGCTATGTTCTCGAACCTGGAGATCATCGACATCACACCTGAGAACGGCGGTGACCCTGAGCAGCTCGCCAGCGCGCGGATGATAAAGCACATCATGAAGTACCGCCTGGAGAAGACTATCCCGTGGTACCTAACCGCGCTCGGCGCCTGGCAGGATACCCGCGTCTATGGGCCATGCGCCACGTATACCACATGGGAGTATCGAGAGCAGAAGGTCAAGGCTGAAGCCGGCGAGAAGACTGAGTTTGAGGAAGCAGAGGTGCTATCGGACAAGCCGGTGATCGAGATGATCCCGCCCGAAGGCCTGCTGGTAGACCCAGCGTGCGACTGGCGCGACCCGATCAACTCGAGCCCCTATGTGCTGCGGCTGGTGCCGATGTATGTGGTGGACGTCGAGGATCGGATGAAGGACTCGGATGAGTCGGATGCCGAGCCGTGGATAAACCTGACCCGTGAGCAGATTCTTTCGGCGGGCACCGACCGATACAACCAGGTTCGCCAGGCGCGTGAGGGCGACAACCGCCCGGATAAGTTCGACTCACAGGACCGTCCTGAGTTTAAGATCGTCATGGCGATCGAGAACTTCGTCAGGCTTGATGGCAAAGAGTGGGTGTACTGGACGCTCGGGTCGTATCTGCTATCGAAGCCGATACCGCTGAAGCAAGCGTACGTAGTAGGCCGCCGTCCGATCACATACGGGTTCAGTGTCGTCGAGGCGCACAAGTTCTCGCCTAGCTCTCCGACCGAGCTGATCTCGCAACTGCAGATGGCGATCAACGACACTGCCAACCTGCGGATGGATAACGTCAGACTAGCACTCAACAAACGCTACATCCTGCGCCGGGGCTCGGCGATCGATCTGGATGCGCTGATGGCGAGCGTACCTGGCGGTGGTATCTACACAAACGACCCGGAGCGAGACGTCAAGGTCGTCACGACCAGCGACGTCACAGGCTCCAGCTACAAGGAGCAGGAGCGTCTCGAGACAGAGAGCAACGACATCACCGGGTCATTCACCGGCGCATCGATCCAGAATAACCGCGCGTTGAATGAGACGGTCGGCGGGATGGAGATGCTGGCCGAGGGCAGCAACGCGATCAGTGAGTTTGACATCCGGACGTTCGCCGAGACGTTCATGAAGCCTCAGCTCGAACTGCTGATGGCCTATATCCGGATGAATGAGACCGACGACGTGCTGCTGAACATGGCGTTCCAGGAGGCTCGCAAAGTCGCAGGATTCGAAGCTCCTGGAGGTGAGGATGAGGAGGACACCAAGAAGCGGCTCATCGAGCGGATGCGTAAAGATGCGATGACGCTGCGAGTCAACGTCGGCCTCGGTGCGACCAGCCCTCAACGGAAGTCGGACACTCTATCCCGGACAGTAGGGATCATCTCGCAGAACCCTGACCAGGCTAAACGGATCGACTGGGATGAGGTAACTCTCGAACAGTTCGCAGCTAACGGCTACGGCGACGGCAAGCGGTTCCTTCTTCAAGACGAGGAGGGTGAGTCAGGCCCAACTGAGGAGGACCTGCAGGCTGCCTACGAGCAGGGGCAGTCAGAAGGTGCTGATCAAGCCAAGATGGCGGATGTCGAGGCACGTAGAGAGATTGCCATGGCCAAGCTCGACCTTGACCGAGAGCTCGGGTTCGCCAAGATCGCGCTCACTGAAGGCATCACGATGGCTCAGCTCCAGACCAAGTTGGATGTCGAAACGAAGAAGGACGCCACACGTCGAGATACCGCGGCGATGCAGGCACAGTCCACAACCAACGAGCTTGAGTTCAAGCGCACAACAGGGAAGCCAGGCGTATGACCGATGTCGATGATGCAGCGTATACGGGCAATGATGAGCTAACTGAGGACGCGCGGATCGCCGTCGATGCACGCCAGTCCGCGATGACTGCCGACCTAGAGCGGATCGTCCAGGCGTCAGAGGGCGCCAAAGAATGGCTCCGGCAGCCCCTCGGCAAAGAGTTCAAGCAGGCGATCGCAGCAAACAAACTCGATGCGATGACTCGAGCAGCTACAGCTCAAAATCCTGAAGCAGTTAAAGAGGCCCAGTTCGACTTTGCGGTATGGAGTCGGATCGAGACAGTCATAGGGCAGGTCATCGTTGGTGGCCCTGAAGCACTCAAACATTTAGAAGCGATTCACGCGGAGCCTAACAATGCCTAAGCCTAATCCTGACGAAGCAACACCTGATCTGAATCCACGTAGTGCTGCTATGGATGCGATTGCTGCGTCCGCCCGCCAGCGTCGAGATGATGAGCTTGGCGATGATCTCACGATCGAAGAGATCGCGGGTGTCGCACCTGCTCCTGGGCCAGATGACGAAGTTGTAGTCGTTGATGAACTTGACAACGACCCACCTGCACCCGATACTGGGCTTATTGAGCGCGAAGGTCAGCAGTATTTACAGCTCAAAGTCAACGGTGAAGATCGAGAACTTTCGGTCGCAGATGCGGTTGAAGCCCTGCAAAAAGGGCAGAATGCAGATGTGCAGACCAAGGCGGCAGTTGAAGCCCGCCAGCGGTACGAAGCACTTACAGAAGAACTGGCGATCCAGCCGCCTCCATCTACCCAGCCGGATGATGCAGAGGCACGGAGAGCTGAAACAAAGCAGGCTGTAACAGCCGCGCTTAATACGCTGTACGAAGATGGAGATGTTGATAAGTCGTCAGAGGCTCTGACTGATCTGATCGCTGGACTGACCGCACCTGCAGCTCCGCAGGCCCCGACCACAGTCGACGAAGCTGCAATTGAGCGAGTCGTAGCGAAACGAGAAGACAAGCAAACTCTTAAAGCGGCATATGATAACTTTGCGGGAGAAGAGCGGTACAAGCGTATCGTAGATGACCCCGACCTGCTGACTCTGCTGGACATGCAGACCGACAGACTTCAGGATGACACCGCGTTCATGGCGACGAATCCGAGTTATCACGACACATTTGTAAAGGCTGGGGAAGCAGTTCTGACTAAGCTAGGTGTACCGCCTGAAAAGTCAGAGTCTGAAAAGATCGTTGACCTGAAACGTCGACAAACATCCACTCCCTCCCGCACTTCCAGACGTGCCGCCCCCGCTCCAGAGCAGCCTAAGACTACTTCCGACATCGTCGCCGATATCGCAAGACAACGTGGCCAGACGAGCCACTAAACTGGAGTACGACTTATGTCCGGACAATTATGGAGTGTTAATAACCTGGGTGGCTTCATGTATTCGGACGAGTTGTCCGATTACTTGCGCACCGAACTGCAGCCCATGAGCCGCTTCCGTCAATTCTGTGACGTGAAGGAAGGCAAAGGGAAAGAGAAAGGCGAGCTGTTCAACTGGAACGTCTACTCCGATGTGCAGGACGACGGCGGTACGGTTCTTGAGACCGACGTCACCCCTGAAACCAACTTCACCATCACCCAAGGACAGCTGACTGTAACGGAATTCACCAACTCGGTGCCGTACACCAAGAAGCTGGACGACCTGAGCCGGCATCCGGTCAAGGAAGTCATTCAGAAGGTGCTGAAAAACGACGCCCGCAAAACCCTGGACCGAGCAGCTCATGAGCAGTTCGACGCCACTGTGGTCACGGTCACCCCCACCGGCGGTAACTCCGCCACGGCAGTAACTGTCGAGGTCGGCGGCGCGACGATCACCAACAACATCGCGATGAACAAAGAGCACATCAAGGCGATCGCCGACATCATGAAAGAGCGGGAAATCTCGCCTTACATGCAGGACGATTACTTCGCGATTGCTCGTCCGACCACCCTGCGTACGTTCAAAAACGAGCTGGAGTCTATTCACCAGAACGTCGAGTCCGGCATGCAGCTGATCTTCAACGGTGAGGTAGGCCGCTACGAAGGCATTCGGTTCGTAGAGCAGACCAACATCGCCTCTGAAGCCTGGACCAACGGTCTGTCTGACGCGGTGTTCTTCTTCGGCGCCGATACCGTCGCTGAAGCGATCGTTGAGCCTGAACAGATCAGGGGTAAGATCCCCACAGATTACGGCCGATCGCGCGGAATCGCCTGGTACTATTTGGGCGGATTCGGCATCGTCCACAACGCTGCAGATGGCTTGCAGAACCGAATCATCAAGTGGGATACCGCAGCTTAATCGAGGGCTAGATCATGGAAACTAAAATGTACGGCGGGAAAGGTGGGAGCTACAGTCACAACATGTCTGACTATAGCCCCAACGCTGGCGAGAATCAGGAGCACTACGACGCCAGCGCTTCGCGTTCGAGCACCACTGGCATCGCCGATATGGCCGGTGTCGAGTACGGCTTGAGCATGGTAGAGGGGACTGAGGTCAAGAACGCCGAGATGGTGACTGACAATCAACGCCCTGAAGGTCGTCGCGATAGCGCCGGCGATGGCTTTGTGATCGGATGCTGAGGAGCTGACTTATGGCAATTATTAAACCAACAGCCACGTATGATGATCCACTAAAGATCTCGTACATCCTTCCAGCCTCGGCGATCGACACTGCTGGTGTCAAGCTAGGCATGGTCGGACCTGCAGGAATGCAAGGCCGGGTCGAGTCGATGGAGGCGCTGGTCACTGCTGATGTCACTGTAGCTGCGGCTATCGTCAGTATTGGCAGTGCTGCGGATGCAGACGCGTACGCATCGCTCACCGTTGCTGTAGGTGTTGCGGATACGTTCGCAAACGCCCCAGTCGACGGTGTGACCGCGCTACTTCCAGCAGATACCCTGTTCGAGATCTCGTCTGACGGCGGGGCGACGGCAGGCGATGCTAACATCGTCGTGACCATCGCCTGGTTCTAAGGCACTAGCTGGACAAAAAGGCGCACCTCCGATACCCTTGGATGTGCGCCTTCTCTATTTAAGGTACTAAATTATGCCGTATCTAAACGACTACCGGAACAATACGGATCACGTCGCCAATCGTGACACGCGAGTCGCCCAAGGTGACTTCCCTGTCAAGGTCCGCACCAGACCCACTCGAGAAGATACACTCTATGGGGAAGAGTACCTGGAAGGGAGCATCACTGAAGGTGTATCGACTGCGCACAGCATCTACGTAGACGGCCATCAGCCCATGGAGGGCGACAACTATGTCATTCAACTCGGATAAGCCGTACGGGACGATCCATGGACTACTAGCCGAGTGCCCTCAAGCGCGGTATGAGCAAGGCGGGAAGCTGTTCGACAACCGGTTTCGAGAGGTTAGCCCTGGGGATCTGGTACAGGCGGCACCTGCTCCGGCGCCAGTAGCCCCGGCACCCTCTCCGACTCCATCGCCAGTAGCCCCGGCTCCTACCCCGGCTCCTACCCCGGCTCCGGCAGCACCTGTCGCCCCCCAAGCCACACAGCATGTACCTGTCCCAGATCCTGAGGCCGATGCGCTTGCAGCTGAAGTCACTGAACTCAAGGTCAAGCTGACAGAAGCTGAAGTCAAAGCTAAGGCCAGCCCAACGCCTACCAACCGCGCTGCGGTGACACGCCTGACCAACAAGTTGAAGAAGTTAGAAGACTAATTTACTGAGGTGACCGATGCAGGTACGAACCTTCCTGGATCTCTGCCAGCAGCTAATCTCAGATGCAGGGATTTCAGGCACAATCACGAACACCGAAGGCCAGGTAGGCGAGTTGGGCCGTGTAGTTAATTGGGTGTCCCGAGCTACGACTGAAGTCGAAGGGCTGTGGTTTGACTGGGACTTCTTACATGAGTTTCACACGTTCCCGACCATCCAGGGCGTACGCGACTACCCACCACCCCCAGACCTGAATCTGTGGGATGATAAGACCTTCTCGATTACAGACTTCGAGCAAGAGTTGGTACCCACTCCATGGGCAGAGCATAAACGCAGCCCGATAGCCCCTCAAAGCGGTGACCCATTCACCTTCGTCATCCTGCCCGACAACGGTGTCAGGTTCCTGGATACTCCGACTCGGGTGCTTACGATCGCAGCTCAGTATTTCAGAACGGCGACCGAGCTCATTGCAAACGCTGATACGCCTGCGATCCCTGTCCAGTTCAGGGATATCATCGTCTACAAGGCGCTGCAGTACTACGCCAACTACGAAGGTGCAGACGAGTCCAAGCTGGCAGGCCTTGAGCAGTACGCTCCACGCCTCAGGCAGTTGGAGTCCAGCGAACTTCCATCGAATCGTGCATCTGGATCGGTCTATACAGGCACTGAGATCCAAGTCATTACGCCTGGAATCGACGACTACTCAGGCGAGAACTTCTAATGGCTAGGCAGACCCAGCCACAGCGAAAGCAGTATGTGATCTTCGGCGGTGGCCTGGACCTAGTCACACCGCCACTACAGGTAGATCCAGGACGTGTGATCAACGCCAAGAACTTCGAGGCTGACGTCAGCGGTGGATATCGCATGATGCGCGGGTTCGAGAGAGCTGATGGTCGAGAGTCCCCAACTCGGAGCTCTTGGCACGTGATTACCGTCGTCGACGGATCTACGTTCGTCATCGGAGAGCTAGTACTTGGTGAAGAGTCCGGCGCCTGCGGCATATTGATCGCGTCCACGACGAACGCACTTTATATGGTCTCTGTCATCGGAGACTTCGTCGCAGGTGAGTCGCTGAAGGCCACGAGCGCAGAGACTACATCGACGTCCACAGCGTTCCAGAATGCCACAGTCGACGACGCTGTAACGAGCGCAGCTGTTCGGTTTGCTAAAGAAGAGTACTTCAAGGCATTTATCGAGGCCGTACCTGGCACAGGCCCGGTACGTGGGGTGCATCGCCACTTTGACAAGCTCTACGCCATGCGCGATATCGACGGGACCG